TTATATCATCAGCAAGAATGTCTTCATTTGTTTTCTGATTTACAGATATTCTTGACCTAGCAAACTCTCGCTGCCTTTGTAGTTCTTGGTCATACTCAAGTTTGTTTTTCTCGTTTTGTTTCTTTTCAAGTTCTGCTCTTTGATTTATATAATCCTCTGCTGTTTGATTAGCAATTTCATATCCTGCCTTTTGAATCTCCAATCTTGATTTATATCTGTCAATTTCAGCTTGGAGCATTTCCTGTGTGTAAAACTCATAACCAGTTTTCTTTCCTGGCCCTCCTCCAAATTTTGCATCTGGTCTTAATCCAGAAGCCATCTCATTCATGTGCTGCTGGATATTCCTCAATTGATTAAGTTCTACTTCGGTTGTTGATAGTTTTCCGAATAAGTCTTTAACCTTCTTATTTACTTCTTCTATGTTTTCGGTCTTGAATCCATTTATAAGTTTCTTCTGCGCTTCATCAAATTTTTGTTGTTGAATTTCTATTTCTTTATTTAAAGCGGCATTTGGGTCTATACCATAAGCGGCTTCAATACCAAACTTCAATTCCTTTGTCTCTGGACTTGAAGTTTGTATTTTTAATAGTTCTTTATATTTCTCTGTGAGTTCCTTTATCGCATCAATTCTTTCCTTGTAAAGACCATTTGTTTTTATCTCCAGGTCTCTTAATTTAGACGCTTCACTTGTGAATAAATTAAGACTGGTAATCATATCTCCAATAGCTTCGAACGCCAAATTGAAGATACCTGCAATACCCAATCCAGGAAGAACATACGCCATGTTCCTAAGAACACCAAATGCGCTGCCCAATGCTCTGCCAAACTTGGAAGCATTACCAGCGGCATTACCCATGTTCTCATTTATAGCGTTCATAGTTGACTGTGTCTCTTGGACTTCAGCCAATGAACGTCTTGTCTCATCTGAATTAGGGCCAGTATTAACAAGATTATTAACGTAAGCTTGTTGCCTTTGTTTTAATAGAATCTGTAATTGTTTGTATTTATCAGCAAGGTTAGCGGCTTCCTTTGCAGCATCAGCATCGGCCTTGCCTTGTTCTTTAGTCGCTCTAGTGGCTTCAGCCTGTTGCGTCTTCCTAGCTTTCTCTGAATCAGCCACAGCTTTATTAGCATCCTTTTTAGCAATAGCGGCTTCCTTATCAAGTCTTTTCTGTTCATTAGCAATTCTTTTATTCTCAGCTGCCAACTCTTTCTTTAAACGCTTCTCATCGGCAATACGTTTCTTCTCAGTGTCAGACGCTTCCTTCTTTAAACGTTTTTCTTCAGCAATACGAGCCTTCTCTTCTTTGGCTATTTCCTTGTTTAGTGCAATATCATCTTTGGCATTATCCTTAGCTATTTTAGCAGCTTTAGCATCATCATCGGTTTTCTTTTTACTTGCCTTACCAGCTTCAGTATTGGCTCTGGCATTGTCCATCAAAGCCTTGTTATGTGCCTCTATTTCGGCTTTTAACTTGGCTTCTTCTTCAGTTAATTTCTTTGTACCTTTTGCGGCACTTTCAGTAGACGTTGAAACTTTCTTTGTATTTGTATCTAATGCAGCCAGTTTAGCATTAAGGTCGCCAAGGAGTTGAGATGTCTTTTTAACAGAGTCGTTGAACTCGACTAATCCACTACCCATTACTGGATTAATAGTCTTGCCATCATATGTAGACAATGTATCAAACGCAGCTATAAAGTTGTTAAGCTGAGTAAGCTTTTCATTGCTAAATGAAGTTATATTTAGACCAAGCTCTAAGTAATCTTGACTCATTTTTTCATGGTATTATTCATGCTGTCAACTTCTTCTGTTTGCTGCTTAATCATTAGGGCAAGTTCTTCTACAGTTGTCTTATCATAATCAATTTTATAGCCGATTTTCCCCAAAGTATTAACTGTTCTTATAAATCTTTCTCTTGTCGTTTTATCATCCTCTTCTTCTTCAGGAATTTTAGCCTGCTTCTGTAACTTTTTAAGTTCTACTATTTCGTTCTCAATCATAGAAGTATACTTAACTTCTCTCCTTTCTATTTTATCAAGTTGCGATATAAAATCTTCTGCATTGTCGTTCCACTTTACTCTATGCCCAAACTTTGATAAGAATGAAAATGCTGGCTTATATGGAATATCAAACTCTTTGAGGAAATCCTTTTGAAGCCTTATTGAAAGGGATATAGAATTTATTCTTGAATTTAAGAAGTAAATGTAGCAGACCTTCTGAAATACATTCTCGTCATATAATCCAGCAGTATCAATATATTCAGTTCTGACTATCCCAAATTCTTCTTCACTCATCTCAGAGTAATCCTTCCTAAACCATGCTTTCATTAACTGTCTTATAGTCCAATTTTCATAAGCCACCCATATACATTTTAAAGCGTCTATCTAATTCAGGTTTTATTAATTCTTCTCTTACTCTCAAACAATTCTCTGGACTTAGTTCCATTATCGCTCTTCCACTTTGCGCTATTATTTCCCAGTAGTATTCTACTTCACTATGGAACTCAAACTTTGTACCTTTCGCTCTTACATACAAGAACATATAAAATGCTCCAGACATATAGTTAGTTATCCATTTAACTTCACCAGCAAGTCCGCCCATATGTGCCTTAGCTGCTAACGTTTCAGGAGCGTAAAAATCATTTCCCCAAACTGTAACCCATTCGTTATTTGCATCTTTACCTTGTTTCAACTGACTTTTAAGTACTGAAGTCATATAATCTTGGTTGCTATTGATTATGTCAGTAACCTCCTTAGCAATATCGAACTTGGTTAAGTTCTCTATTTTGTTAATCTTCTGCATAAATCCTTGCATCCCCATACTAGTAAAACCCCACTGTGGAAACAGCAGGGTTTCAAATTTAGCCGACGCTTAAATATAAGAACAAAGCGAGTTATGGAATTGTAATCTCAACTCCAGGCAGAGTATTACCATCATACCCTACTATGTCGTTGGCATACCAGTCTTCAGAAGTATTACCCTGCACAATATAAGTCTCTCCAGACACAAACGCGCCCGTAAGAACAATTTCACTATCAGTGATGGTAACGCCAGTAATTGTAACTACTGCTCCGGTAGTTTTATTTGTTACCAACCACCTGTCAGGGTCTGCAAGTTCATCAGGGAACAATTCTGCCAAATCTGCTTCGGCGCAATCAGTAACTGCATAAACCTTAATCGCTGTTGTTGTTGCAGCAGCTGCTTCTTCAATTCTGACATCAATCAGCCCCATTAGAGAGAGCAGCTCTCCTGCACCTTGGAAAATCACTCCATTGTTCACAACTTCCTGAGGCCCGAAGGATATCTGGAATCTGTTTTTGTAAGGAGTGTTCGTAAAGTCAGCCCAAATTGGAGACGGAGCATACATGAAGTCTGTGATGAATCCACTATAGGTTCCATCAGAGTTTTTCCTGGCCAGCATCTGACCTGTCTGGTCTATTTCCAGGATATTGTATCCGCTTTTATTAAAGCTGGATAATGCCTTCGCGTAGCAGAAGCCACCGGAGGTAGTTTCAAAGATGCGGTTATAAACTCCATAGCGCAGGAACACAATCAATCCATCATCAAGAGTGATAGTCACATCGCTCTCGGCATTGTTGGTTATTGTGCGAATAGGAGCCTTAGAACCGAACAACGGGAACGCTCTGCGCTCATGGATTAAACCTTCAATCCAAGGCATAGGGTCTTCCAAGTCGTCGTCAGTAAACTTCACGCTAGGGTGAAGAGCAATCAGCATAGCTGCTGCGTTCATCGAGGTGTCGCATTCTTTTCCAGTATTGCCTACTGAAACTTTTATGCCACAAGCTTTTGTAATTGCCATGTTATAAACAAGTTTTAATTTGAAGTAATGGAATTTCCAGGTTTAGAATCTCTATGCAATCAATAATATCATTCGTCTCTGCATTTATGGGCTTGTTTCCAGGAAGATCTACCTTTGTATGTGGAAACATTGCTGGGTCTTGCCCTGATACGCTCAATGAATTTGCTATACGATATAACAGTTCGTAGTAACATGGATATAAAATAGATTTAAAAGTTTCGCCTTCAGCATACCTTTCAAGTACACTCTTATTAGAATCAGTTAAGCATGCTATAACTATCCTTTCAACTCGTACAACCGTATTAGCAGAACTGCCACCAGCGCCCATCGGCTCTCTAAACGGCATTAGCAGTCCAATCAAAGGGTATCTAAAATCTTTATGTTCAGCTGACTGGCTTTGTGTGGTAATCATTTGCAGAATCTGTGGACTCCTGCCAGGTTGATAATTTAATGCAAGAAATTCGCCTTCATTAGCAGGGTCTGGAACCTGCATAGATTCAACGATTTCTTTCATTATATCGACAAGTACAAGAGGTTGGTTCATAGTCCAAAAGTATTCATGCTGTAACTAAAGTTCCAAGATTTATTAAACTGGAAACTAGACATTTCTGGGTACAATCTATCCCCATATACGTCTACCTGATTCCACAAGAATGAAAGGCACTCATGGGCCTCTTCGCTAAAAGAATTCCATGTAGATACCAATCGCTCTATGGGGAGAACGACAACGGAGCCATCTGCTTTATTTACAGATGTAGTTCCCATTCCAACAACCTGTGTGTGAGAGTCCTTCAACCAATGGTGGAAGATGTAGTAAGCTATCAAGCTTTGAGTTGTGTCATGGACAAGACCTTTCCATTTCTGGGTATAGCCTTCATAATCAACATATTCAACGCCATTAAGCAAATCTGTCATCCTTTGTGAGGCTTCAGAACCGAACACTTTATAAAGCGGATAACCAAAAAGCTTCAGAAGACATTCTGGCTCATACTTGTTTATGTACTCGGTCACTCTTGAGCCAACTGCTGGTTGCCCAGTATTAGGGATATTTATGTCCCCTACAAAGAATGACAGACTTACTAGATTTGGCATTTTATGCTGTTATTGCTGTAATTACGTTGGCGAATGAGTCATACATAAATGCTCCAGTATGGATGGAATTTACGAACTGATGCAGCCTCATTTCACCTACGGCTGTAACCAAGTTCTTTGTGAAGTCGTCGTTCTCCCATCCCCATGTTGAAACAAAATCCTTGTAAATAAGGATACGGTAGTACTGGAGGAATCCGGCCTGGAAAAATCCAACTGGAACAAGCGGGTCTTCAACTACAGTTGCTCCAGAAACATTCTTATTATTTTGACTTGTAAACGGTGGAAGAAGATACAATCCAGATGTGGTTGCCTTAGCCATATCCATGTTAGCCGAGTCAATCGGATTTATGAAGATGGTAATTTCACCAGTCAACTTACCAGAACGCAATGCGGCAACAACTGCCCTCAAAGCATCCATGTAGTTTGGATTTGTAACATTGATACCGGCAGCGGCTGTTGTATAGAACGCGAAGGTCTGAGACAGCGTTTTGATACCGGCAGGAGATGTACTGGATGCAACACCAGTCATCAAAGTTTCATTTACCTTCAGCATTACAGCAGCGCGAAGCTCCTGCTCGATAAATGTTGTCATGCCATCAATATCTTCCAAAAGTTCAGTACCTGCTTTGGCACTGTCGGCAACTTTTTTGGCTACTGAATTCTCTGCAACAAATTCGAAGCTGATGGGCGGTTTGGCAACACCTGGCCCTATAAAGGCAGCAGCACCTTGCAAGTTCGTTTTATTCACCCACACATAGGTAGATGCTCCGGTGCGTCCTTTGGTTATGTAATCCCAGAAAGTATTGGGATACCTTAAGATGTCATTGATTCCGCTTTCAACTTCAACGCGGCCAATGTAAGGCGAGCCTGTTGGATTTACTGTGGAAACGTGCATCGGGCTTGCAACAACGCGGAGTTCCATAGGTTTCAACTCCCTTCTTGTTCCGGCTTTAATTGCGGCAATTTCTTCCTTGTTTGCTTCCATCCAGGATTTAATCTGTCCGCGAATACTCATATCTTCGCCGCGTTCCTGCACACGTTCCTGCAACCTTTTAATCTCCAGGCCCTGCTCAACAAGCTGTTTGGTTACGCCTTTATCTTTGTCGGCAAGTTCACGAAGTTCAGCCACAGGCAGGTCCTTCAAATCTTTCATGCCATCAACGATATCTTTCACTTCCTTTGCAGTTGCGGCTCCGCGAAGCTGTTTCGTAACACGCTTCTGAATCATACGGAGCAATTGACGCTGCTCTTTAGGAGCGTCGTCCAGGTCGTCGTCGTCGTCGTCATCTGTATCATCGTCTCCGCCACCGGAGCGATAAGATGCAGAACCACGTCCATCGCCGCTCGAGCCAAAAATCCTACGGCTTACCATTTCTGGTAGGTGCTGACGAAAATGACGGTCAGCAGGATTGAAAAAAGTCTTTTTCATTAGATTTTAAAATTTTTAATTAAGAAATTATAGTTGACTTGTTCGACTTTTTTCGTCTTGCGTTTCTCAAGTGTCGTTTGCTCGAGCGGCTTGTTTTTTGCAAGTGAAATATGTCTCTCAATTAAACTCCGTACAGCCAATTGTTGTTCACGAGGAAGCCTTTTAATTAGCGACTCGCTATCATCAGGTAAAGTATCATCCTCATAAACTCCTTGAGTAGAGCGAACTCCGTATGTTTCAATTTGAGCGCCTATAGGAAGTACCGATACTTCCAGGAGTTCACACTCTTTCATTACAATTACATCTTGTTCTTCGTCGTACTCCATCTTATCCCAGATGTAGTGAAAGCCATAAGAACCGTTATTTATAACTCCAGCCCTATGGCGAATCAAAGTTTCTTCTGCAACCTGCACACCACGCAATACCTCAGTTTCAGAGTACAATCCAACTTCATCTTCCTCAAGAACATAAGGTAACCCTATTGAATCTCGCTGACTGTGGCAGTACAACGTAGGTATTTTATACCTTGCATCACTTCCAGGACCATGTTCTTTAATTGACTTCTTGAAAGCGCCCCTTAAAGGCATAGTTCCATAGTCGTCAGGCATACCAAAGATACAGTGATACTGTTTAATGACTCTATCAGTATCAACAGATGCAGGCTTCGCTCGCCTTGTTTGCATGACAGGAACGCTTTCTGCGAAGTATCTGTTTGCACGTAAAATAGGCATAGCGCCTACCTTATTTTTCAGTTCCTGAATCTTTGGGTGCAGGTTTGCCATTTTTGTTAGTATTATTATTGTTACTATTACCACCACTAGCAGCTTGCGCTAGTTTTACAATCTCTTTACCGTATGTCTGTAGCCATTCTCCATAGTATATATCCATTCCAGCAACAGTATCATTTCCCAACTCTATCTGTACTTGATTGAACGTAATCAAGCCAGCCTTCCACAAAACATCAAGCCCATCAGCTTGAGATTTCAAAGCCTGGCCTGTTTTTAATATATCTTCTTGTAGAACAGATACATGGTCGTAGTCCAACACAATTTTCTGTTCCACAAGGTTAAAAAAGTTGTTGTAGCTGGACATTCTCCGGAGGGAGAAAGGTATTATATTATTCTGGTAAAAATACCGCTCGGCAGAGGAGCGGTTTTCGTAGGTGGCGTTCTTGCCACTCATTAATTCGGCAGGATATCCGAAGCGGTCACATATAGTATCGACACCTTGGCGGGCAGTTTCTTTAGTCATTAAATCCCGAAGATTAAACGACATGGGCTCCCAGCGGACTGGGTTCTTTGATATAACGTACTGCATCTGTCCCCATGACAGACCGTATTGCTGTAAATCCTGTTGTAATTGCTCCTTAAACTCTGGTTTCATCGGCTCCCATCCAGCCATATCCGGCTTAGGGTCATGAGTAAAAACGCCTAAAGGCCCTTTCTTCTTGAGCAAAACATTGTCCGCTTCCAAGGAAGCACAAATGTTGCTGACATAGAAGTCCAGGCCTTCAAGCTTAGATTTCGGTAAGAACGTACCTTCATGAGCATCTATGAAGCCGTCCTTTACCAGAATTATATCGTCGTTATCAAAATAGTATTCTTTACCTCCATAGTGATAATACCATCTTTTGATAATTGACTTTATCTTTGTATCATACAGGTCTACAGTTTGAATCTCCGGTTTAACCAGCAATGGGTTGAGATTCCACAAAGAAGATGTATGGCTCTTGTCCATTCCTGCTGGCCCTATAGCTAGCACCGGACAATAACCAAAGATTTTAGCCAAAATTACTTGCTGAGAATTAAATTCATCCCAGGTTTGAGTAGGATTTGGATTCTTAAATAGGTTTCTTATCCTAGAAAGAGACGGTACTTTATTAACGTTCTTTATAGTGGTTCCATCTATATTGAGGAACTCCATCCGGCCATTTGTGTCTGCCTCAGCGATGCGGTCTATAACCGAAGCCAAAGGTGCCACAAATTTATAAGCCCAATACTGCATCATCTGGTTACTCAATCCCAGCCATCTTGGCTCTACGTTTCCATCCCTAGTCTGGTAAACGTTACCTCTATCATCCAAAGGAATAAAGTCTGCTGTGTACGGGATAGGTAATGCTCCACTACCTACGCTACCAAATATACTCGGTCTTTGCCATGTAGTAATAGCGCTCCGTAAAGCCAACTTGATTAGATTCATTAGGCAGCCCTTAGGTATTTAGTATAGGTTCCATAGCGAATGGCGTCAAAAGTATGGTTATGCTTTTCTATTGGAATTGGTAATAACTTACCTGTATCTTTCTCCTTATCCCAAACGTACAATCCTCTTTCTCTATGCAGGTTCTGACTCGACGATGTATACTTAACTTTATGTTGCTTCAACAATTCAATTCCGGCCTTTATAGAACCAGGACCTTTACGTGCTAACTGGCAACTGATTCCACACTTCGAACGCAGTTGTTTAACCATCTCAGGGTCGTGTTCGCAGTATAAAACATCGCTGCTCAAATCAAAGCCATTACCACGCAATATCTGCTGTATAACAATTGGAGGCAATCCCGGCTCGTATGCTAACTCCTTGACAAAGAACGTATCCGCGACTTTAACTGTTTTCATAATCGCAGTAGGGTCTATCGTATAGCCGAAGTCAATTGAATAAGTGGCTTCTTCCTCAAAAGGAAAATCTTCATCATCAATTACCTCCCAATCCGGGAAGATGACTCCGGTTATGTTGCCTGTTAATCCACGAGCATATACCTTCCATAACTCATAGTCCCCTCTTAATACTACCGGTTTGTCCCCGTTAAACATCTGCTTCCCAAACTCATCATAGGCAA